ATACCCTGTTGCCGGAAGGCTGGGACAAGATGGACTTGTACGCCCGCCGTAACTTCCTTGGCGGCGGTGAGTTCGGCGGTGAAACGAAAACAGGCACCACGCGCCGGAAACAGGTCTGCATTATGGAAATCTGGTGTGAGTGTTTTGGCAAGAACCGCGAGACCATCAAAAAGGGCGACTCCTACGAGATTGAGGGCATCTTGAACAAGATTGGCGGCTGGGCGAAATTCAACGGGAACAAGACGGGCAAAAAGAATCTGCCGCTCTACGGCCCCCAACGCATATTTATCCGTGCGGATGAGCGGGCGTAGGCACGTGCCCACTGTTCCTATTATGCCAAAGCTTCAAACCATCGGCAGGGTCGCAAGCCTTTCATCTACCGGCCTTCTTGCCTTGCCTGTTCCCATTGTTCCGATAAATCACCTATTAAAGTTGTAGTTATAAGTAATAAAGGGATAGTGGGCACGTGTAAGCGCGTATACGCGCGTAAGAGTTTAAAGCGCTTGGGCACAGACATCGGCACAAACAGGAGGATGGAATGCGAGAAAAACATATAGAGCAGAAACTGGTCTGGGCTGTCAAAAAGGCTGGCGGTCTCGCCGTGAAGTTCGTGTCGCCTGGATTTGATGGAATGCCGGATCGCCTTATACTTTTACCCGGCGGAAAAATAGCCTTCGTTGAGGTTAAGGCGCATGGAATGAACCCACGTCCTTTGCAGATACGGCGGCATGGGATGCTCAGGCAGTTAGGTTTCTTGGTGTATGTTTTGGACGATCCAGAGCAGATACAGCCAATGTTATCGAAGATTGTGGGAGGTGACGGATAATGCCAGCAAAAAACAGAGTGGTCGTTTCCTGTGATTGGTGTGGCGAGCCGTTTGAGAAGTGTCCTTCGGTCGTCAAAAGGCATAATTTCTGTTGCCGCCAGTGCTTGGCTAACTTCAGCAATAAGGCAAAGAACCCAAACGGATATAACAGGTTGAAGGATTACACAGGTCAGAGTTGCAACATGGCTGCGATAAACCGAAAAATGAACCCCTCCAGGATGACCGTGGAAGTGCGCACGAAGTTGAGGGACGCCCATATAAAGATGGAACACAACGGAAGGACGTATGCAAAGTATTACGGCCGGCTTCAGCATCGACTGATAGCGGAGCAAAAACTTGGGCGCAAACTCAGCAAGGACGAGGTCGTGCATCATATTGACGGTGATAGGCGCAACAACGACCCAGACAATCTTGTTGTCATGACAGCCGCAGAACATTTACAGTTCCATGTTCGATTGCATCGATTCTGGTACAAAGGTGGCGCGGAAAATGCTTGAGGATTTACACGAATACCAGAAACATTCGGTCAACTACATCATGGATCATCCCACTTCCGCGCTTTTTCTTAGTTGCGGTTTAGGCAAAACAGTCATCGCCCTCACCGCCATTAACGACCTTATGTTCGACAGCTTTCAAATCCATAAAGTGATTGTTGTATGTCCGTTACGGGTAGGTCTGAACATTTGGAAACAAGAGTGCGAAAATTGGGAGCATCTGCGAAACCTGAGATGCGCAATCGCCATCGGTACAGAAGCAGAGCGTATAGCCGCTTTGCGATCATCAGCAGACATCTACATTCTGAATCGAGAAAACGTAGAGTGGTTCGTTGAAAAGAGCGGGATGCTTTCAAAATTGAAGTTCGACATGCTGATCGTGGACGAGAGTAGTTCATTTAAAAATCATCGGACAAAGCGATTCAAAGCCCTTATGAAACTTCGCCCACAAGTGAAACGCGTGGTACTTCTGAGTGCGACCCCGGCGGCAAATAATCTCATCGACCTCTGGTCACAGTTTAGGCTCCTTGACATGGGACAGCGGCTTGGCAGGTTTATCGGGAATTACCGCTCCACATTCTTTGTCCCCGACAAGCGAAATGCCCAGGTGGTGTTTTCCTATAAGCCGAAGCCCGGTGCCGAGGATGCCATCTACCGCCTGATTTCCGACATCACGATCTCCATGAAGGGCAGCGACTATCTGAAGCTGCCGGAACTGGTGATGAACGAAGTACCCGTCAAGATGTCGCCCATTGAGGAACAGCACTACCAGACCATGAAGGACGAGATGGTGCTGTCCTTGAAGGGCAAGGAGATCGATGCCGCCAACGCCGCCGCTTTAAGCGGGAAACTCCTGCAGATGGCAAACGGCGCGGTCTATGACGAAAACCACGGAGTCGCCCCCCTGCATGACCGCAAACTGGACGCGCTGGAAGATCTGATCGAAGCCGCCAACGGCAAGCCTGTTCTCGTGGCTTACTGGTTCAGGCACGACCTTGAGCGGATACTCAAGCGCTTCCCCGCAGAGCGGCTGGACAGCGCGGACTCCATCAAACGGTGGAATGATGGAGAAATCCCCCTCGGCGTTATCCACCCGGCTTCAGCCGGCCACGGGCTCAACCTGCAGGCGGGCGGTTCCACCCTGGTATGGTTCGGACTGACCTGGAGCCTTGAACTCTACCAGCAAACCAACGCCCGGCTCTGGCGGCAGGGACAGAAAGATACAGTAGTTATCCACCACATCATTACCAAAGGCACGATCGACGAGCAAGTCATGGCTGCCCTCAAGCGGAAGGACAAAACCCAAGCCGCCCTGATTGAGGCGGTCAAGGCAAATTTGTAAACCTACGGAGGAAATCAACGACAACGAAAGCCAAAAGCTGCCAATCCGAGTGGAACAAAAACATTAACCGGAGGTAGCCTTATGAACAACAAAACAACAGAGCACATCAGATGCGCGGATTGCGAGTTCGCGCGTCCCGACAAATCGGCAAGCAGCCGAACATGGACGGCTTTCGAGTGCGGCAACGATGAAAGCGAGTATCACAGGTGCCTGCTTAACTTCACGCCGAATGGCGACAAGCAGCCGCGGATAACCTGGACAGGATGTGAGCTCGGGGAAAGGAGGCAGAGTTTGTGACGGTTAAGGAATACCTGGCCCAAACCTGGCGGATAAACCGCCTTATTGACGCAAAATTGGAGCAGGTGAGGGCACTTCGGGAGCTCGCCACCAAAGCCACATCCACCCTCTCGCCGACACCGCCGAGCGAGACGCGCAATGTCCACCGCATGGAGGACATCATCGCCAAAATGCTGGATTTGGAGAATGAAATCAATTCCGACATTGACAGGCTCGTCGACTTGAAGCGGGATATTGCGAATGTTATCCGCTCTTTGAATAGCCCGGATTATAGGGCGCTCCTGGAACTGCGATATCTCTGCTTCAAAACCTGGGATGAAATTGCAGAGGATTTTCATTACAGTGTACGTCACGTTCACAGAATACATGGCGAAGCATTAGCCGCCTGCTCTGAGCGGGTAAAAGATGTCACTAAACTCTGTTGAATGTCACACTAAAAGTTTGATAACATTACAATAGCAAAATATCAGAGAGGGCGCTCATCATACGGCGGGCGTCCTTTTACTTTGCCCAGAACGAGGTAAATCAATGCCATACAAACCCAAGCGGCCGTGTTCCCACCCAGGCTGTCCCGGGCTGACGGGCGGCAGGTTCTGCGAGGAACACACCAAGGAAGAAGCAAGACGATACGAACGCTACCAGCGCGACCCGGCCACCCGCAAGCGCTATGGCAGGCATTGGCAAAGGATACGCGACAGGTATATGTCGGAGCAACCACTCTGCGAGCAGTGCCAGAAGGATGGAAAGCTAACGCGCGCGGAGGAAGTGCACCACATTATTCCTCTGGCTAAAGGCGGCACAAACGTTGCGGAGAATCTGATGAGCCTTTGCACCGGCTGCCACTCAATGATAACTGCTAAGGAAGGCGGCCGCTGGCAGCGCCGGTAGGGGCGGTCATATCCCTGTATTCCAATAGGAATGGAACGGGCGGCGGGTCACGCGCGAAAAAATCACAGTTCAAACAGGGGATTAAGCCCCGCTGCGGCAAGGAGGTGAGGGCGTGTGGCAAAAGACGGAACAAACAGGGGCGGCAGGCGTGTCCGCGCCGGCGACAAACCGCAGCCCCTGGCGGATAAAATCACGGCGGGAAAGGCCGCCCGGATTCTGGAAGCCCCGGAGCTGCATCCTGAGTCGATGCTCGAAGCGGGCAAACTTGACGGCGCGGCGGATTTGTACGGCGTAGATATGCCCACGCCAAGCGATTACCTCAGCGCAAGGCAAAGAGACGGGAAGCCGCTGGGCGCGGACGCGCTGTTCATCGAAACCTGGAAATGGCTCAAAGAACGCGGGTGTGAGAAATTCGTCAACCCGCGGCTGATTGAAGCGTACGCGCAGGCGTTCACGCGCTACATTCAGTGCGAGGAAGCAATCAGCACCTACGGCCTTTTAGGCAAGCACCCGACTACCGGCGGCGCCATAGCCAGCCCGTTTGTCCAGATGAGCCAGTCATTCCAGAAACAGGCGAATCTCCTCTGGTATGAGATTTTTGACATAGTCAAGCAGAACTGCACCACGGCTTTTGTCGGCAACCCGCAGGACGACGTGATGGAGAGGCTGCTCTCCACGAGAAAGGGTGGTTGACTTGAACATACAGAAAATTAAAGCCGGGCTCTTAAATCCCGCCGCCTACAACCCACGTAAAGACCTGAAGCCCGGCGACGCTGCATACGAGAAGCTGAAACGCTCCATCGAAGAATTCGGCTATGTGGAGCCGGTGGTTTGGAATCGCCAGACCGGCAACGTGGTGGGCGGCCACCAGCGTTTAAAGGTGCTGCTCGCTTTGGGTCACGCCGAGATCGACTGTGTGGTGGTCGAGCTTGATGCGCAGCGGGAAAAGGCGCTCAATATCGCCCTTAACAAGATTCAGGGCGAATGGGATGAGAATAAGCTGGCAGAAGTGATGGCAGAGCTTGACGCGGGCGCGTTCGACGTGTCCCTCACCGGTTTTGACGTTGCTGAGGTAGATGAACTGCTCAATAAATTCTACTCCAAGGAAGCGGTGCAGGACGACTTCGATCCGGACAAGGAAAAAGAGCGCATCGAAGCAAAAGGCGCCATTACCCAGCCGGGAGACATTTGGCTGCTGGGTCAGCACCGCCTGATGTGCGGAAATTCCACCAGCGAGACTGATTTCGCAAAGCTCATGGACGGCGGCCACGCGCAGGTAGCCGTTACCTCGCCGCCCTACGGCGTAGGTAAGGAATATGAAAAGGCTGGCATCGAGCCCTGGTTTCAAACCATCAGGCCGGTGATCAAAAACCTGTGCAAATACGCGGACATCGTCTGCTGGAACCTGGGCGACCTTTACGCCACCGGCTCCCAGTTCATCGAGCCGACCAGCGTCTACAGCGTAAATATGTTTGCCGACAACGGCTACCGCCCCATCTGGATCCGCATCTGGAAAAAGCAAGGGATGAATTTCGGCGTTGGCCCCTACCACCTGGTATCCAACAAGCCGGTGCAGCAGTATGAATACGTTTCGGCCTTCAGCAAGAACGGCGAGATCGAGGAATACAACGATCAGGAATATGCCTGGCTTTCGGCCTTCGCCGGCCACAGCTACCGGTTTGTCAAACGGCTTACCAAGGAAGAGCGCAAAAAATGGGGTTACGCTGGCATCTGGGAAATGACGACGGTGCGCGCCAACAAAGAGCATCCCGCCATGTTCCCCGTGGAGCTGCCGTGGCGCTGTTTGAAAATGCACAGCGACAGGGGCGGCATCGCACTGGAGCCCTTCTCCGGCAGCGGCACCACCATCATCGCGGCGGAACAGCTAGAGCGCCGCTGTTACGCTGTGGAGCTTTCCCCCGTTTACTGCGACTTGGCGGTTAAGCGCTGGGAATCTTTCACCGGCGAAAAAGCGGTCAAACTGGAGGGATAAAATATGGAGATACAGAAAATTCCCGTCTCAAAAATCAAGGCGGCAAAATACAACCCCCGCAAAGATCTAAAGCCAGGCGACCCGGAATACGAGAAGCTGAAACGCTCCATGGAGGAGTTCGGCTATGTGGAACCCCTTGTTTGGAACAAGACCACCGGCAACGTGGTAGGCGGCCACCAGCGGCTGAAAATACTGCTGGCGGACGGCGCTACTGAAATTGACTGCGTGGTCGTGGAACTGGACGCAGAAAAAGAAAAGGCGCTCAACATCGCTCTTAACAAGATTCAGGGCGAATGGGATGAGAATAAGCTGGCCCTCCTTATCGCCGACCTACAGGGCGCCGACTTTGATGTTACCCTCACTGGCTTTGACGATGCGGAACTGAACAAATTAATGGGGGGCGTCGGGGATGTCAAAGACGACAACTTCGACCTTTCGGCGGCTCTGGAAGAAGCGGCGTTTGCCCGGCGCGGCGATGTTTGGACGCTCGGCCGGCACCGGCTCGTTTGCGGAGACGCGACCGAAGCCGCAGACGTTGCCCTGCTTATGGACGGTTGCAAGGCAAACCTTGTGCTGACCGATCCCCCATATGCGGTTTCGTACAAAAGCGCCAGCGGGCTGTCCATTAAAAACGACAGCCTGAAAAAGGATGAGTTCTATAAATTCCTCCTGGACGCATTCCGGAATATGGCTGAAAACCTTGAAAGCGGCGGCTCGGCATATGTGTTCCACGCGGACACCGAGGGGCTTAATTTCCGCAGAGCTTTTGTTGACGCGGGCTTTCATCTGTCCGGGGTGTGTATCTGGGCAAAGGACACCTTCGTCATGGGCCGCTCGCCCTACCAGTGGCAGCACGAGCCGATCCTCTTTGGCTGGCTGAAAAATGGAAAGCACAAGTGGTACGCGGGACGTGCAGAAAAGACTGTTTGGAATTTCGCTAAACCGAAGAAAAACAAAGATCATCCTACCGCAAAGCCCCTGGAGCTGCTGGCCTACCCAATCCAAAATTCCAGCCAGCCTAACGGGGTTGTGCTTGATTTATTCGGAGGTTCAGGTTCGACACTCATCACGTGCGAGCAGGCTGACCGGATTTGTTACATGATGGAGCTTGATGAGAAATACGCTTCGGTTATTCTTCGCCGCTATGTCGAATTCAAAGGCGGCACAGATGGGGTTTCGGTGATTCGAACCGGCGTGACTATCTCGTATGAAGACGTGGCAAAAGATGTGAAGCGGCGCTCAATTTTCGGATAAAAAACTTGCTATTTCACAGATTCAGAGTGATATATGTAAGCACCAAAGAAGTAAAGGAGGCTTACGAAAATGGAAGTAAAATACAACGTCACGGGCGAGCGCCGCAAGGAACTGGTCAAGTCAGTGGGTGAAATCATTGGATGGGAGCCTGTCTATAAGGGTGCTCCGACATTCTCCTACGCTGTAGGCGATTTCGTAATCGACAAAGAGGGTACGATCTCTTTCGGGCACATGACGGACAGTGAACTGGTCAAAAGGCTTCTGGACAGGCTTTCCGAACTGGGCTTCGAGTGCGAAACCACCGACAGCCTGACCATTGAGATGCCGCTCGCGGGCTTTACCGACGCGGCGCTTGAAAACCTCGACCGGCTAATCGCCAGCAAGGCGGCGCTCATTAAAAAGGCCATCGGCGTGGACGCGCTCCCCGTCGAACGCACGGAGACAACGCTGAAGTTCCCTTGGTTTTCCTTCAGCGCATCGGGAGACGAGGTTGCCGCCTACTCCCGCTTCATCGGCGCGCTCTGCGCGGCGGCCAAGGATCAGAAGCGCGTGACAGCCAAAGATAAGCCTGTACAGAACGAGAAGTACGCTTTCCGGGTGTTCCTCATCCGGCTGGGCTTCGTGGGCGACGAGTACAAGGCGGCGAGGAAAATCCTGCTGAAGAACCTCTCCGGCAACAGCGCCTTTAAGAGCGGTGTACCACCACAAACAGGGCCAAGCTCATCCCCTGAAAACGAGGTGACCGCCGGTGAATAAGTTCCCTTCGAAAGAGGCCGTGGAGCGGCTCCGCAAGCGGTATCCCCGTGGAACCCGCGTGGAACTGGTCAAGATGAACGACCCTTACTCCAAGCTGAAGCCCGGAGACAAGGGAACCGTGGACTTCATCGACGACACCGGAACCCTGTTTTGCGTTTGGGACTGCGGCTCCACCCTCGGCGTGGTGTACGGCGAGGACGCGGTGAAAAAGCTGTGAAATATACACAGGCTTTGGACTCAAAAAACCTGGTATTTATGTGGTTTATTCGCAGAAATAGCTTGCTATTACAGCCCTTCAGAGTGATATATATACATGCCGCAAGGCACACAGCAACCACTTTGAAGGAGGATAAACCACAATGTTTTCAACCAAATTCGGGATTGAGATTGAGTTCACGGGCATCACCAGGAGCGAAGCGGCGAAAGTCGCGGCGGAGTACCTCGGCGGCACGGTAACAAGCGCGAGCGACTACTACGACACCAAGAAAGTCACCTCGCCGGACGGCAGGGTCTGGAAATTCATGAGCGACGGCAGCATCTCCTGCCAAACGAAACAAGGCCGGCAAAAGGTTTCCGCCAACCGCGAATACAGCGTGGAGCTGGTCAGCCCCATCCTGACCTACCGCGAGGACATCGCCACCTTACAGGGACTGGTGCGCAAGCTTCGCAAAGCCGGGGCCTTCGCCAACGCCTCCTGCGGCATCCACGTACACCTTGACGGAGCAAGCCACACACCGAGGAGCATCCGCAACTTCGTGAACATTATCGCCAGCAAGAACGACCTTTTCTACAAAGCCCTGCGGATTGCGCCGGAGCGGATGAGCTACTGCAAGAAGATGGACGGGCTTCTGGTGGATAAGATGAACCGCCGCAAACCCAAAACGATGCGGGAAATCGAGGAAATCTGGTACGAGGGTTACAGCGAAAGCCAGGACCGCCACTACCATTCAAGCAGGTACCATTTCCTCAACCTGCACAGTTTTTTCACCGGCAACCGCACGGTGGAGCTTAGGGGCTTCAACAGCGAACTCCACGCCGGGAAAATACGGTCATACATCGTCCTTGCCCTAGCGCTCAACCACCAGGCGCACACGCAAAAGTGCGCATCGGCCAAGAAGCCCCAAACTGAAAACGAAAAGTTCGCCATGCGCACGTATCTGAACCGCATCGGCTTTATCGGCGACGAGTTCGCCAACTGCCGCGAGCACCTGACCGCCCACCTGAACGGCTCGGCGGCATGGCGGTTTCGGGCAGCCTGAACCGCTCATGAGGCTGCGGATGACAAAGGAGGACACAGAAAATGAAGAACAAGTTGTATATCGCCTACGGCTCTAACCTGAACAGGGCTCAGATGGCGGACAGGTGCCCCGCGGCGAAGGTTCTGGGGGCAAGCGTAATGGATGGTTGGCGGCTTTTGTTCAGGGGCGCCCGCGAGGGCGCGGTGGCGACCGTAGAGCCTTATCCGGGCGGCAGCGTCCCCGTGCTGGTCTGGGAGATAACCCCGGCTGACGAAGCGGCGCTTGACCGCTACGAAGGCTGGCCATATTTCTACCGCAAGGAAACGGTCAGGGTAAAACTTGACGGCGAGGCCGTCAGCGCGATGGTTTACGTCATGAACGAGGGCAGGCCGCTCGGTCAGCCAAGCTGCTATTATTACAGCGCCATACTGGAGGGTTACAAGGACGCGGGCTTCGATGTGGAGATCCTGCGCCAGGCGACCATCGATTCTGCGGAAACGGAGGAAATTGACCGTGACTGAAAAGATAAAGGAGCAAATCCTCTCCATCCGGGCAAGCGGCGTCACCAACATGTTTGATCTGCCGCGCGTCCAGCACGAGGCCTATGTGCGCGGCTTCTACGAACTTGTGCTGTACCTGGAGGAACACAAGGCCGCATACAGCCGTTTCATCCTGACAGGAGAAGCAAAAGACAGTAAGTAAACCAGAAATCAAACGGTAAAAGCAAGGGGCTTCTACGGAGGCCCTTTTCTTTTGCCGTTATTCATCAGGGGGGGGCGGCGCTTTTGCGAAAACTGAAAAAATACAGGCCGACCGCCTTTATGTCTGATGGGTCGTACTACAACAAGGACGCCGCCGACTACGCAGAGGCGTTTATTGAGCAGCTTTGCCACACCAAAGGCACCTGGGCGGGGAAGCCTTTTAAACTCATCGACTGGCAGGAGCAGATTGTCCGGGACTTGTTCGGCATCCTAAAACCCAACGGCTACAGACAGTTCAACACAGCGTATGTGGAACTGCCAAAAAAGATGGGTAAGTCTGAGCTGGCCGCCGCTATCGCCCTACTGCTCACCTGCGGCGACGGCGAGGAACGCGCCGAGGTATACGGCTGCGCCGCCGACCGTCAGCAAGCTTCCATCGTGTTCGAGGTGGCCGCGGATATGGTCCGCATGTGCCCCGCGCTGTCCCGGCGGGTCAAGCTCCTTGCTTCCACCAAGCGGCTCATCTACCTGCCGACCAACAGTTTCTATCAGGTGCTTTCCGCGGAGGCTTACTCCAAACATGGATTCAACATCCACGGGGTGGTGTTTGACGAACTGCACACCCAGCCAAACCGCAAGTTGTTTGACGTGATGACTAAAGGCTCCGGCGACGCGAGGATGCAGCCGCTCTACTTCCTGATCACAACAGCGGGGTCGGACACCCAAAGCATCTGCTATGAGATACACCAGAAAGCGCTGGATATCCTCGAAGGCAGGAAGCGTGATCCTACCTTCTATCCCGTAATCTACGGGGCGAAAGAGGACGACGACTGGACGGATCCAAGGGTATGGAAGAAAGTGAACCCCTCCCTTGGCATCACAGTAAGCATTGAAAAGGTGAGAGCGGCGTGTGAGTCGGCGAAACAGAACCCCGCCGAGGAAAACAGCTTCCGGCAGTTAAGGCTGAACCAGTGGGTCAAGCAGGCTGTCCGCTGGATGCCGATGGCAAAATGGGACGCCTGCGCGTTCCCGGTCGACTTCGATGCTTTGCGCGGCCGGGCCTGTTACGGCGGGCTGGACTTATCGAGTACCACCGACATCACCGCCTTCGTGCTGGTTTTCCCGCCGGAAGATGAAAACGACAAATACGTTGTCCTCCCGTTCTTCTGGATGCCGGAGGACAACATCGGCCTGCGCGTCCGGCGCGACCATGTGCAGTACGATCTCTGGGAGAAGCAGGGACATCTGCTAACCACCGAAGGGAACGTGGTGCATTACGGCTACATCGAGCGGTTCATCGAGGAGCTTAGCAAAAAATACAACATCCGCGAGATCGCCTTTGACCGCTGGGGCGCGGTGCAGATGGTGCAGAACCTTGAGGGCCTGGGCTTCACGGTGGTCCCCTTCGGCCAGGGCTTTAAAGATATGTCTCCGCCCACCAAGGAACTGATGAAGTTAACCCTGGAGGAAAGAATCGCCCACGGCGGCCACCCGGTACTGCGCTGGATGATGGACAACATCTTTATCCGGACCGATCCTGCCGGGAATATCAAGCCGGACAAGGAGAAGTCCACCGAAAGGATCGACGGGGCAGTCGCCACCATCATGGCGCTGGATAGAGCCATCCGCCATAAAGGTGACGGCGGTTCAGTTTACGACAAAAGGGGGTTACTTTTCCTGTGAACATTTTCAGCAGGTTCTTTAAAGCCAGAGATAAGCCGGCAAACAACTTAAGCGGAGCTAACTTCGCCTTTTTGTTCGGCGGCACGACCAGCGGAAAAGCCGTGACGGAACGCTCCGCCATGCAGATGACAGCCGTCTATGCCTGTGTGAGGATCTTGTCCGAAGCCGTAGCAGGACTGCCGCTTAATCTCTACCGGCGTACCGAAAGCGGCGGGAAAGAAAAGGCCGCAGATCACCCCCTATATTTTCTCTTGCACGACGAACCCAATCCGGAGATGACTTCGTTTGCGTTCCGCGAAACGCTGATGAGTCATCTTTTGTTATGGGGGAACGCCTATGCCCAGATCATCCGAAACGGCCGCGGAGAGGTAATGGCGCTCTATCCCCTGATGCCTAACCGCATGACGGTAGACCGGGACACAAGCGGCAGACTGTATTACATCTACTCAAGGACAGCGGAGGACGCGCCCACTTTGAGCAATAAAACCAGCCAAGTCGTTCTAACCCCGGCTGATGTGCTGCATATCACCGGCCTGGGCTTTGACGGGCTGGTTGGTTATTCCCCCATCGCGATGGCCAAAAACGCCATCGGCATGGCGATGGCCTGCGAGGAGTACGGCGCGAAGTTTTTCGCCAACGGTGCCGCTCCGGGCGGCGTTTTGGAGCATCCGGGCGTGGTCAAGGACCCGGCAAAGGTCAGGGACAGCTGGAACGCGGTCTATCAGGGGAGCGCCAATTCCCATCGGGTGGCTGTCCTGGAAGAGGGCATGAAGTACCAGCCCATCGGCATTTCGCCGGAGCAGGCGCAGTTTTTGGAAACAAGGAAGTTTCAGCTAAACGAGATCGCCCGCATCTTCCGGGTCCCACCCCATATGGTGGGCGACCTGGAAAAGAGCAGTTTCTCAAACATTGAGCAGCAGTCCCTGGAGTTTGTGAAGTACACCCTGGACCCGTGGCTGGTGCGCTGGGAGCAGGCCATGCAGCGGCTGCTGTTTACGGCTGAGGAGAAAAGGCGGCACTTCATTAAATTCAATGTGGACGGGCTGCTGCGCGGCGACTATGTAAGCCGTATGAACGGTTACGCCACCGGCCGCCAGAACGGCTGGCTTTCGGCCAACGACATCAGGGAACTGGAGGACCTGGACCGCATCCCCGCTGAACTTGGCGGCGATCTGTATCTCATTAACGGCAACATGACCAAGCTTGCCGACGCGGGCGCCTTTGCCAATATCACGGCAGAAAAGGAGGAAACCGGCGTTGATAGTAACGGAAACAACCCAAAATCAAAAGAACGAGCAAAACCCACTCCGAAGTCCGAAGCCAAAAGCAAAACGGTTTTGGAACTGGATTAAAAATGAAGGCGAAACCCGGACCTTATATCTTAATGGCGTCATTGCCGAGGAGAGCTGGTTTGACGATGAAGTCACACCGGCTCTCTTTAAATCCGAGCTTTATGCGGGGCAAGGCGACATTATCGTCTGGATCAATTCTCCCGGCGGCGACTGCATAGCAGCCGCCCAAATCTATAACATGCTGATGGACTATAAGGGGAAGGTCACGGTAAAGATCGACGGCATTGCGGCCAGCGCCGCTTCCGTTGTGGCCATGGCCGGGACGACGGTGCTCATGTCACCTACGTCGCTGATGATGGTACACAACCCCCTGACAATAGCTATCGGCGACAGCGAGGAAATGAAGAAAGCCATGCGGATGCTGGACGAGGTCAAGGAAAGCATCATTAACGCCTACGAGATCAAGACGGGCATGAGCCGAATTAAGCTATCCCACCTCATGGACGCTGAAACCTGGCTAAACGCCAATAAGGCGGTGGAGTACGGCTTTGCGGATGACATTCTCTTTAAAGACAGCATCCCTGTCCCTGATACGTTTTCACAGGATAGCTTCATTTTCAGCAGACGAGCAGTCACCAACGCGCTTTTAACAAAAATCAACCGGAGCAATCCGCCTGAAAAAGTAGGCAAACCCATTGCCGATCTCGACAAGAGACTGGAACTATTAAAACTTTAGGAGGCAAGAAGCTATGAACAAGATTTTAGATCTGCGCGAAAAGCGCGCCAAGGCCTGGGAGGCCGCCAAAGCATTTCTTGACACCAAACGGGGCAATGACGGGCTTTTATCGGCAGAGGACGTGGCCACCTACGAAAAGATGGAAAGCGATGTCGTCAATCTGGGTAAAGAGATCGATAGGCTGGAAAGACGGCAGGCGATTGAGAATGAGCTTTCAAAACCGGTAAATACCCCGCTTACTGACAAACCGGCAGCCCCTTCCCCGGAAGTAAAAACAGGCAGAGCCAGCGACGAGTACAAGCGCGCTTTCTGGAACGCCATGCGCAACAAAATCAGCTATGAAGTCCGGAATGCGCTGGAAGTGGGGAGCGATACGGAAGGCGGCTACCTCGTGCCGGACGAGTTTGAGCGGACCCTGATCAAGGGGCTTGAGGAACAAAACATCTTCCGCCAGATCGCCAGGGTGATCCAAACATCCAGCGGGGATCGGAAAATCCCCGTCGTATCTTCCCACGGAAGCGCTGTCTGGATTGACGAAGGCGGACCCTATATTGAGAGCGACGAGGAATTCGGTCAGGTCACCCTCTCGGCATTTAAACTGGGCACACTGATGAAAGTAACGGAAGAACTCTTGAATGACAGCGTGTTTAACCTTGAGCGCTACATCGCTAACGAGTTTGCCCGCAGAATCGGCGCCGCCGAGGAAGAAGCCTTCCTGACCGGCAGCGGGTCGGGCAGGCCGACAGGCGTCTTTGCCGCTGTCGGTGGCGCTTCCATAGGCGTAACGGCTGCCAGCGCCACGGCCATTACCCTGGACGAGGTGATGGACTTGTTCTATTCGCTGAAGGCTCCGTACAGGAGGAACGCCGTTTTTGTGATGAACGACGCCACAGTGAAGGTGATCCGCAAACTGAAGGACGGCAACGGCCAGTATCTATGGCAGCCTTCCATTACCGCGGAAACCCCGGACACATTGCTCAACCGCCCGGTCTATACGTCTGCCTACGCGCCCATTTTAGCGGCAGCGGCCAAGACCGTCGCCTTCGGCGATTTCAGCTACTACTGGATCGCGGATCGGCAGGTCAGGTCCTTTAAGCGGCTCAATGAACTCTATGCCGCTAATGGCTATGTGGGGTTTATGGCTAACCAACGAGTTGATGGAAAGCTGATCCTTGCTGAGGCCATCAAGGTGCTTCAGCAGAAAGCAGCGTAAAAGAAAGGCGGTGGCGTATGGTCATTACGCTTGAGGAAGCAAAACAATATCTGAAAGTAGACGTTGATGAGGAAAACGCGCTCATCGTAAGCTTCATAGCTGCTGCGGAGGATATCGTCGAGGGTATCCTCCGCCAACCACTATCCGACTTTGCGGAAGTACCGGAGGTTGTCCGGCAAGCGATATTTTTTGCCACCGCCCAGTTTTACGAGCTGCGTGAAGCTCTTTTGACTCCGGTGCTTGTGGAAACCATAAAGAGGCTGCTCTTTGCTTACCGGAAAGAAAGCTGGTGAGACGCGTGAAAATAGGCAAGTTGAGGCATCGGATCACGCTGCAAGCCCCGGCTTTGACCCAAGACAGTTTAGGCGTAGTGAGCGAAACATGGAGCGATACTGCTACAGTCTACGCTCAAATCGAGGCTATTTCCGGCAGGGAATTTTTCGATGCCGCTCGGGTCAGCGCCGAGGTAACACACCGCATCCGCATTCGCCACCGCCCGGGCATTGTCCCCGCTATGCGCGTGTTGGAAGGTGCCAGAACGTTTGATATCCGGGCGGCGCTTGATGTGGACGGCAGAAAGCGGGAGTTAACGTTGATGTGTGTAGAACGCGTGTAGAGGGCGAGGTGAAGTCAATTGATAATTAAGATCGACCAGTTGAGCAAAGAGATCATGGATCGATTAACCACATACACCGCCGACATCGTGGAGGGTATGAACGCTGTTGGGGAACGCGCCACGCGTGAAGGCGTAGCCGAGCTTTCGGCCACAAGCCCAAAGCGCACGGGTAAATATCGGCGCGGCTGGAGCGTCAAGGCGGAAAAGTCTTACAGAGGCCCGATGCGTTTTATCGTGCACAACAAGGCGCGTCCCCGGCTCACCCACCTGTTGGAGCACGGTCACGCCACCAGGGACGGCGGCAGGACACGGGCACAGCCGCACATTGACCCTGTTGGAGATAAGGTAGCGGCCGATTACCTTGCGGCGGTAGAGGACGTGATCAGACGTGGCAGCTAGACTATACGAAATCCTGCGTGCCACCGGCTTGCCGGTGGCGTATTCACAATTCGGGGCAACCCCTCCTGAGTTGCCCTATCTCGTCTATTTTGCTGAAGGCAGCGACAACTTCGCGGCGGACAATGCTGTCTACCACCCCCGCACGAATTACCAGGTGGAGCTGTACTCTCTGCGCAAAGATACCACAGGTGAGGCCCTGGTTGAAGCGGCATTGACCGCGAATGAAATATTCTACGACAAGCGCGAGACGTGGATACCAAGCGAAAAGCTCTATCAAGTTGTTTATGAAATACAAATCTAGGGAGGTGCCCCATGTCTAACAACAAAGTGAAGTATGGCTTGAAAAATGTGCATTATGCAGTGGCTACCGAAAACGGCGGGACGCTCACCTATGCCGCGCCTGTACCCGTACCTGGCGGTGTTAGTATCACGCTTGAACCCAAGGGGGAAAAAGCGGAATTTTACGCGGACGATGGGCTGTATCATAGTGTCGAGTCCAACCAAGGCTATGAAGGCTCTCTGGAAATGGCGCTGATGCCGGACGCATTCCGCATCGCCGTGCTCGGCGACAAGCTCGACGGAAATGGCGCTCTGTTTGAGGACGTTAACGCCCGCCCCAAACCAATCGCGCTCTTGTTTGAGTTTAACGGAGACGTTAACGCAACGCGGCACGCACTGTACTATGTGCACGTGAGCAGGCCCGCGCTTGCGGGGAAAACGACCGCTGCCGCCGTAGAAGTGGGGACCGAGACGCTGAACATGGTTGCCAGCCCTGCGCCGGGCACAGGATTTGTCAAAACTAAGCTGGAAGCCGGTAAAACAGGCTACGACACCTTCTTCGCGGGTGTTTACACCTTCGTACCGCTGACACCTTAGGAGTGTTCTGAATGGAGAAAACAATCATAATTGACGGGCGCGCGGTGCGTTTCAAGAGTACCGCCGCGTTTCTGCTGCGCTATAAGGCGCAGTTCCAGCGCGATGCGTTAAAAGATTTACTCAAGTTAGAGAAAGCGATCAATGCCACCACCGGTGAGCTGGAAAACTACGACGTGCTAGACCTCGAATTGTTCTACAACTTGGTTTGGGTGATGGCTAAAACTGCGGACCCATCCATCCCGGAGCCTGAAACCTGGCTCGATCAGTTTAGCGAGTTTCCGCTTGACGACATCCTGCGCGAGACCGTTGACCTCCTCGCCGCCAGTCTCATGGGCACAAAAAAAAAGTAGCAGCAGAGAGCGGCCACTCCTTGGCCGCTCCTGCGCTGACTACTGAAACCGTCATGCTGAGGTCGCTTGAGCGAGGGCTGACCCTGCGGGACTTTGAAATGCTCACGGTGGGGATGATTATTGACTACATTGTCGCTTATAACGATGCGAACATGCCGGACTCCGGGCAAGCGGAGCCGGTGAAGGCGCGGCCGGCAAGCCAGCAGGACTATGATCGGTTTTAGGAGCACGGCAAACACAAGAGCTTCAAGGGAGGGGGTGAATCTGTGGCAAGCAAGCGAATACGTGGAATTACCATAGAAATCGGAGGGGACACGACTAAGCTTGGCGAGGCCCTGCGCGGCGTAGAGAAAGAGGCCAAGGACATTGCTTCAGAATTAAAGTCTGTTGAACGGCTCCTAAAACTTGACCCCCGCAACATTGAACTCTTGACCCAAAGAAAGAAACTGCTGGCCGATGCGGTTAAAACTTCTGCCGAACGCTTGAACACCCTTCGGGAGGCGCAGCGGCAGGCCGAGCAGGCCTTTAAAGAAGGCAAGATTGGCGAAGACCAATACAGGGCCATAACACGGGAAGTCATAGCGGCAGAAGCCGAACTCAAAGGGCTGGAGAGGCAGCTGATAGAGGTTAACAACCGCTTTAAGCAAGCGGGAGAAGGCATCAGTAAATTCGGGGCGGGTACGGAGGCCCTGGGCAAAAAACTCGCACCGGTCAGCGCCGCCGCCGCTGCTGCCCTGACGGGCATCGTTGGGTTAACCGTAAAAGCGGGGATGGCCGCGGATGAATTAAACACCCTGGCCAAACAAACGGGGTTGTCGACGGAAACCCTCCAAAAATTCCAATACGCCACTGATCTTATCGATGTGCCGCTGGAAACACTCACAGGCAGCTTGACTAAATTAACGCGCACCATGGGCGCAGCACAAGATGGGAACAAGCAAGCTGTAGCCACGTTCGAGCAGTTGGGCGTGGCTATCACAGATGAGACGGGCAAGCTGCGCGACAACGAAGCGGTATTCCAGGACGTGATTGCCGCTCTCGGAGGCATGGAGAACGAAACAGAACGAAACATCATGGCCATGGCCCTGATGGGCAAATCCGCCCAAGACCTCAACCCGCTGATCCTCGGCGGTGCTGATGCGCTTAAAAAGCTTGGTGACGAGGCGGCTGCAGCGGGGTTAATTCTCAGCCAAGAGACGCTGGACGGTTTAAACGAATTTAACGACGTGTTAGACACAACCAAGGCGCAGGTGTCCATGACCGGGGCGTTAATCGGAGCGGAGTTCGGCAAGGTGTTATTGCCCATCATCCAAGACCTGGCCAAAAGCGTGCAAAACCTTTCTGCTTGGTTTCGCGGGTTAGACGAGGATACCGCCAGGATAATTATAACGGTCCTGGCAGTGGTAGCGGCCCTTGCACCGCTTTTAATTATCATAGGCAAGGTGATCGGCGCAATCGGCGCCATAACCACCGCAATCGGGGCCCTGACAACGGCGGCGGCCCTTGCGAAAGTGTCTGTCGGTGCATTCATCGCCATAAAGGTCCTTCTTTTAGCAAAGGTCATAGTAATCATAGCCATCATCGCGGTGTTGGTAGCGGGCATTGTGTGGCTGATCCGTAACTTTGACGACATAAAGGCGGCTGTCGCGGGGTTCGTCGCTGACGCGGGGGCACGGTTTGCGGCGTTTGGACAAAGCGTCAGAGCGATATTTACCGGCATCGCCGAGGGAATCAGGGAACGCCTTGCCTGGGCCAGAGACCGGGCAGCCGAAATTATTCAAGCGATACGAGACAACACCATAGGCCGGTTTGAAAACATGGTGACCCGTGCACGGGAAGTGCTGGACGGTATTGTAGAGGCCATAGCAGGCCCGATTCGGCGTGCCCGTGAGACTGTCAGTGGTATAGTGGACGGTATCCGTGACCGACTCAACCGATTGAACCCCTTCGCCCGGTTCAGCCCTTCGCTGGTGGAACAGATCCGGGCCGGTGTGCGGGCCATCCAGCAGGAATACAGCAAGCTAGAAGATTTGCAGATACGTATGCCGGTGGTTGGTGCTGGGCTAATTCCACAACCGGCGGCTTTGGCCGGCGCAGGAGCGCCGATCGGAGTTGCAGCAGGTGCCGGACCGACGATCTACAATGGCCCGCTGGTGGTGATCCAGAATATGGCCGTGCGGTCGGATGCAGATATAGAAGCTATCAGCCGTCAGCTACACCGCCACATCCAGGCCAGCACCAGGGCGCGGGGAGGCAGGTAACTATGGGCGACTTTTCTTTTGCCGGGGAACATTCTACTATCTACCATGTCAAACTGCTTAAGTCACCTGTTTCTGTTTTACCCGGGACCCGCGACAAGGTAATTACCATGCCCGGCCGCCACGGAGCGCTCAGGATGCTGCCGGACCTGGGAGAGCGTACTCTGCAGTTGGAGTGCTGGCTCGAAGCTGTGGGCATGGCGCAGCTGCACGAGCGGCTGGAACGTGTGCGCGCCTGGCTGAACCCGTTGCGGGGGGCGCAGCAGCTTATCTTTGATGACACGCCAGACAGGTATTATCTGGCTGCTTATGCCGGCGGGG